CAACACCTGCTCCTGCGTAAGCTCGCTGTAAGGAGTGAAGGGATCACCTGGTAGATCCTGCAGCACCGTGGTGCCTATGAAGTTGTTGGTGTAGTTCACACCGTCTTGTGTCTGTTGCGCGAAGCAACTCCAGCCCACCTCATACACCACATCGGTCTGGGCATCGTAGGTGGGCAAACAAGTCATGTAGTTGACGACCCAGGTCTGCGTGGCTGCCATGTTGCGATTCCTTTGTGCTTATTTAAGCCAACAAAAAAGGGCCTTGCGGCCCTTTTTTGGCTTCCCATGTCTGGGATGCTAGTGGATCAAGAGAACGACAGGTTCTGAACAGCGATCTCACCCACGTAGTCGCCTGCGTTACCGAAGGACGACGCGGTGTTTGTGAGCTCGATGTAACCATAACGTGTCATGAACGACACGACTGGTTCGAACGTTGTCGGATCCAGCACAACACCAGAGCTCATCAGCGGGATGTATGGGCAGTAGAACGCTGCCGCATCAGCTTCGCTGGAACCCTTGTAACCAACCAGCACAGGGGTTGTGTCGCTGGCATACGAGTCAACAAACACGCGCATGGCGCCGTTGAGCGTACCGACAAACTTGGTGTTGGTGGGAGCTTCGAACGTACCTTCTGTGGTACGAGCAAAAGCCGAGGTGGTCGCGGACTGGAGCACAGTCAGCGATGCCGGAGAAACAACCGCCCAGTTGCCAGCACCACGACGTGTGCGCTGAGCAATCAGGTTTGCAACGCGGTTGATGAGCACGGCCAAAGCGGCGTGTTCGTCACCCACGAATGTCGCAGTACCTGACACTGTGGCTTGGTTGTATGTGAACTCTGTCTGAGCCAGGCTGCGCAGCGACAGGAGGATCTCCTGGTCGATTTCAGCAGTGATTTCCTGGGCCAGGGCTGCCATGATCTCAGCCTCGACGTCAATGCCGTGCATGGCTTGTGCGTCTTGAGCGGCTTCGAATGTCCAGCGAGCCTGGAGCTTACGTGTCTTGGCTTCAACAGCTTGCTTCAAGATCTGCACGGAGATCTGACGACCGCCGTTGCCTTCAAGTGTAGCAGTTGGTGCACCAGCGTAGCCTTGAGCGGCTGTCTGGGTTGTGGCAGCGTTAGCAGCACCACGAGCACCGGCCGAGTACGCAACAGCGATCTTGAACGGGCTCAATGCTTCTTCACCGGCTGTGACGCTGGTGGCAGCAGCAGTTTGGTCCGTCATGGTGCTGGCGTAACGAACACGCAGCGTGTGGATCTGACCAACGGGGCCGGTCATGGGCTGCACGCCAACGATTTCGTTAGCAATGACAGTGGGCATAACACGACGGATCACTGGGAGAATCACACGGTTCAATGTGGCGATGTTACCGCTAACAGTTGAACCAGAGCTGGCATTCTCTTTCAAGTACTTACGAGTGTTCTCTAAGATCACACCCATAGTGTTGCGGCGCGAGCCTTTCAGACCCTCCATGAGGGCTTCTTTGGTCTCGTCCCAACGGTTTTCAAGTAGTTCCTGTGACATTTCTGTCTCCTCTGTTACTTAAATTATAGACCAGCCAGGCGCTTGATGTCGATCACATTGCTGCGATCTTCGCTAGGCGCGGCTGGCACGGTTTTATCACCAGTTACTTCCCGTATACTCTCATTGATCACCTTACGAGCTTTCGATGTGGTATTGGCCAGGACAGCTGGTAGATACTTCTCATATGCGTTCTTGAGACGAGACGTCTGAACGCTTTCCAAGAGATCTTTCATGACCACTCGCTTGTCCTCGACTAGAGGACCCAGCAATTCTTCCAGGATTTCCTGGCGTTGATTGCTTTCACGGATAGTCTTGATCTCATGTTCTTTGCTCTCGACAAGAGCTTTGGTGCTCTCAGCGAGTTGGATAGCCTTGGCCAGCTGTTGATTTTTCTCTGCGATGAGAGCGTTCAGCTCGCGCACCTTGCGATTCTCACGCAGGTGTGTGTTGCTGAACTCAGCGGCATAGGCTTCAAAGATTCTACGTCCAAAGTTGTTCTCACGAGCAACTTGGATGTCTTCCTTGAGCTGGTTGAGCTCGGTCTTGAGATGGCTGGAAACAGCGGTGCTGAGTTTCTTGGCGCTTTCATTGACGAAGCGCGCCTTGAGTTTCTCGAGCTTGTTGCGGGCATCGGCCACGAGGCGCACACGGGTTTCCACCAGTTCACGCTTGTCTTGGGCGAATTCAGCAATCTCCTGTGCAAGGGCACGAACAACAAAGCTCTCCAGCTTTTGGATGCTTTCGCTGTGCACCTTGCGGTCTTTGCGCAGTTCACCGATCTCTTCGGCAAGTTTAGACACCATGAAGTCATTGAACTTCGTGGCCGACTCTTTCATCTTGCTTTGAAACCGTACGCGATCTTCGGCCAGGGCCTTTTTTTCTTCAGCCAAGGTTTGGATCTCGTTCTGCAGACCTTCTGTTACCATGCGATCTAGGGCTTCAACCATGACTGTTTTGTCATGTTCATAGCGTTGTGCGAATTCCTCTCGGATCTCGGCACGTACCAGTTCACGCGCTTCGGTCAGTTTAGCTTCCCACGCTTCGTTGAGTTCTCTGCTGACGTCTTCGTTGATCAGGCCGCTATCTAGTAGTGGTTTGATTGCATCAAACATCAATTTTCTCCTAGATTTTAAGATCTTGAATGAGGCGTTTGACTTCCTCTTTCAAGTATCTTTGTACTTTTTTGTTGCCCTGCTGCACGTCCTTGGCTATTTCCAAAACCTTGTGTCCGTACTTCATGTTGTGAAGTCCTTCGTATATGGCTTTGGGGTAGGCATTGGGCGCACTGGGCTGTGCAACAATGTCGACAGTGACTATTTCAAAATCACTGACGTGTCCGTTAGCGTCGTTCACGTTGCCGGAACCACGGCTACTAACTCCTAGTTTCACACCCGAGTTCAACATGGTTGTTACTAGCTGTCCCATGGGTGTGGGGAGGATTTTCAGTTTACCAAATCCGTTGGGGCCATCCATCCACATGCTCTGGATCAAATGGCTCACACGGTCAAGGTTGATTTTCAAGTCTTCGGGGTGATCAACTTCGCCCATGACGCTGTAGCCGTTTGAGATTTGTTCGTTGAGCTGGTTAACAGCCTTCTCGATCTCGTTCACGGGGTACACGCGCTCGTTGGCGTTTTTGACACCGCCTTGGATGCAGATGCCCTTCATATAGAGATCCTTACCTTCGCCGGCACCTTCTACGACGATGCCGGCCTGGTTAAAGGTAAGGGTTTCTCTGAGGTAAAGAGCCATTTACCTGCTTCCTTATTGGATCACAGACTTGTCATTGATGCTGCCTTCCGCGCCTGACTTGGCTTTGGGAGCAGCACTCAACTTGACCGATGCTTGTCCAACGCTGTTTTGGACTTTGCCGATCAGTTCCTTGGCAGCAGGGGCCGAGCGACCATGCGCTTCGGTACCTGTGGGATGCACGGGCTTGGCCACTGCACCCTTGGCACCGCTGTTGGCGGCTACAACTGCTTTCTTGTTGACACCGGACTCTTCACTGTTGCTGGGCTTGGCAACTGTCTTCAGCGACACGGCTTCTTCCATGGGCATTTTCATGCCTTCGGTTTCAAACTCGTCGTCGGCTACTTCAACGTCAGTCATGCCATCAGCGTCATCAACGTCCATATCTACGTCAACTGTTTCTGCGTCAGCGTCTTCGCCCGAAGCAAGACGCTCAAAATCTGCTAGAAGTTCGTCGAGCTTGTCTTCAAGGTCGACAACGCGATCTTCAAGATCTTCGCCGCCGTCCATGTCATCATGCTCTTCGCCTTCACCTTCCATGCTCATGCCAGTTTCTTCGGCTTCAACATCGTCGATGAGATCATCGGCTTGGTCTCCGCCCAGGGCTTCTTCCATGTCATGCATGCCTTCATGCATCTTCTTGTCTTGTTTGTCATCGTACTCGATGTCTTTGGTGACTTTACGTCCGGCTTTTTCAGCCTTTTCGTCTTCGTCGTGTGTGGACTCTTCATCAAGAGTCTCGTCCGCAGCTTCTTCGAGTTCTTCGTCCTTCATCATCTCTTCGTAGATGGAACGACTTTTTTCCACGACGATTTCGTGGAACAACTCGCGCGCCTTGGCTTCGTCATCATTGATGACGTGTTCGATTAGTTGTTCAAACTTGTTCATAGGGATCTCCAAGTAAATGGCTCTGTAATCTATTTACAGAAAGGTGGACAAAACCACCGTTTAACGGTGGTAATTCTGGTAAAAAGGCGCTTTTTGCTGTTAGACCGGGGCCGCAGCAGGAGCGTAAATTTTTTGAACCTTTTTTAGACGCTCTTTGAACTCAAACTGCCGCACGTCATTGAGCCTGCGCAACTGATTGATCTGCCGCAGCGTGAGCTTGCTTTTGCGCAGATCGCCCAGGCGCGGCTGGCTGTTGTCCTGCGCCACGTCCTGATATGCAGGATTGGGATGTTTATAGAGTTCCAACAGTATCATGTTGGTATTTATACTGTGGGCGCTGCGCCCGCGGCCGGTGCTGGTGTTGCTGGGCTCACTGCTGCGCCAGGCTGCTGTCCGGGGGCCGCGCCCGGAGCTGCTGCACCAGGTTCACCGCCAAGCTCACCACCGGCCAACTCTTCACCGGTGTCAATATCGCTTTCAAGATCGCCTGGGGTCACGCCCACGCTGCGCAGATCGTTGCCCTGCACAGTGGGTGCTTCAGGTTCAGCACGCTCTTCCATCCACAGATCTTCGTTCTCGCGCACTTCGTCTTCGCTGAGACCCAGGTATCTGCGCAGCAAGAAACGCTTGCTGAGATAGTTGATGGGCTCCAGCTGAGTAAATGTGGCCACTCGCGTGGTATCCAGTTCTGCTTCGCGGTAGCTGGCAAAGTTCTGTGGGGGATTGAACTGTATGCTGAACAACCCAGAGTCAATGTTAAATCCGCGCCAGCGCATGAACATCTTGAACTCATCGTCCAACTTTTCAATGATCAGTCGCTGCAATCGCTCACAATATTGATTGAAACGATACTCTTGTATCAGTGCTGTGCCCAGACGACCATCGCTGTAGGTGCGATCGCTGTCATCAGGACCTGTGGGCAAATAACTGCTGGGCACTCGCAGAGCACGCACCATCTTGTTGTTGAAGTATTTGAGATCGTCAATCTCGCCTAGATTGCTGCCGCCCGGCAAGACTTCTACCGAGCTGCCGCGGCCATCCGCGGTCTGGGGGAAGAAGTAGTCTTCGTTGATGCTGAGCGGATTGTAACTGCTGTCCATGATGTGCTGACCGCCGCCGGTGTGGCTGGGTATGCGGCGCTGGTGGATTTCGTTTTTGACACGTTCCACAAAAGCCATGGCCATGTGCGATGGCATGTTGCCCACGTCGATCTTGAACACTCTGCGCTCAGGCGCACGTGCCACGCGGTAGATCAGCACTGAATCTTCCAAGAGCTCTTTCTGCTTGAAGATACGGAATATGGTTTCCAGGATGCTCTGTCCAAAAGGCCAGTAAAAATCCAGACCCTCGGTGAGACTGATGTGCACCACGTGCTTGGCATCCAGCACAGCTTCGTTCATGGCCGCGCTGAAGCGACTTTGGCCCGTGCCTTGACCACCTGCACCGGCATTGGGCACAGTGTAGTTCATGGGCGCCACGTAGCCCGAGCTGGGTGGCTGCGAGTTGTAGTCAGTGGTGGTCTTGGCTGCCACTGTGAGATTCTGGAAGTTGGGGTTGATGTCGCGGATCACATACTGCTCGGGACGCTTACCCTCGCTTTCGTTCACGATCACGCGAGCCACCTTGGTCATGTCCACCCAATACAGTTCAAAGGTCTCGGGATCACGCACAAAAACCTGGTCACCGTATTTCAGGGTGTTGCGGAAGATACGGAAGATGCGCTGATCCAGCTTGTTGAGCTTGACCCACTGCTTGAGCTGCTGCTTGATGATCTTGACTTCGTTGTCAGTGGGTGATTCGTTATAGGTGATATCAAAAGGTGTGCGATCCTCTTGATTTTTCTGGGTGCTGAATTCTGCTAGGATGTCCAGGCAAGCGTTGATCTCAGAATCACAATCCATCTGTTCGTACTGATTGTAGCGCTCGATGCGATTGGGATGCCCGGTGTAGACTTCAGGCAGTCGACTGGCATAGTTTCGGTAAACTATGTCGGCATGGCCGCGCAAGGGATCGCCATCGCTGCGCCCATAGCCCGGCAGACCTGTGGCATCGCGGCCCGACAAGGGGCTGAGTTGCCCGCTGGTGTTGGCCACCTTGAAATACTTTTTCCAGCCGCCGTTGCTGCCTTTTTCCATGTGTTCCAGACCTTTTTGTACTTATGCCCGCTGGTACTGCGCCATCTTTTCTATGGCCACGGTGGTGGTGCGTTGCTGTGCCACCATGTCGGACAGTTTGCTCAGAAGTTCACTCATGCTGTCAAGTTTGATGGGCTCGGTGGCTGCTGTGGTGCCCGCGCCCACAGCTCCCGGCGTGCCAGGACCAGCCGCGGCACCCACTGTGGTGGCCGTCTTGGCGAGACTCTCTTCCAACTTCTTCACAGTGGCATCAAGATTTTGACCGGGGCGCATGGCGGGATCCAGGGGCGTGGCTGTGTTGAATGCCGAACGCCCTTGTGCCATCTTTTCTTCGCCAATGGCCAGCCAGTCCGATGTCATGCTGTCCGCGGTGTCCATCCAGTCATCGCCCATGATGCCAGCAGATGGCAGTTGTGATTTGATCTGCTCGTTGATGCGGTCAAACTGCGTGGAGATGTCCACGGGTTCAGCAGGCTGCTGAGTGGGTCGTGTCAGGCCAGAAAACTGTGCTTGTCCAGCTTTGTCGCGCAGTTTGGCCAACTTCTGCTCTGTAGTGAGCCCCATGTTGGCATCGTTCAGCGATCCAATCCTTGCCCCTTCTGCTGTGCCTCGAGCGCGATCTTTGAGTTTGGCCAACTTCTGCTCTGTGGTCAAACCCATGTTGGCATCGTTGAGAGCTCCTATGCGAGCACCTTCATCGGTGCTGCGTGCCTTGGCTTTGAGTTTGGCCAGTTTCTGCTCTGTAGTGAGCCCCATGTTGGCGTCATTCAAGGCGCCAATTCTAGCGCCTTCATCGGTGCTGCGTGCCTTGGCCTTGAGCTTGGCCAGTTTCTGCTCTGTGGTCAAACCCATGTTGGCGTCGTTGAGTGCGCCAATGCGTGCCCCTTCTTCGGTGCTGCGTGCCTTGTTTTTTAGACTGTCAATTTTTTGTTGGGTGGTCAATCCTGTCTGTGCCAACGCGAGATCGCGCTGTCTTGCACGATCCATCATCTTGGCCATCTCTGGATTGGCCTGCATAAACTTGTCAAAATCTTGCTTGCTGACTTCCTGGCCGTTGACTTTGTAGGTTTCTTTGACTTGTCCTTGCTGGCGGGCTTGATTGACTAGATCTCGGTGCCGTTGGGTTCGTTCAGCCAGCTGTTGCTGCATGCGTGATAGATTATCACCTCGTGCGCCGCCGCGAGTTTGTGGCCCACGAGCTTGCTGCAGGGGTCCACGTTCTGTGTTGAAAAACGATGATACTTTGTCTTTGACAGTGTCCCAGGCCTTGGTGACGCCACTCTTTTCCAGCAAGCCACTGGTCATGGCACCCATGTCCTGGAATGCCTTGGTGACACCGCTTTGTTGCATTAAACCGCTGGTCTGAGTGCCAATGTTTTGGAAGGCTTTTTGTATGGTATCAAATGCTGTTGGCAGTGCAGTGCCTTGCTGATTCAAGCCCTGCAACATGCCGCCCATGATGTTGTTCATGCCACCAAAATCTTTGGTAAACTCTTTGAACTGACTGTCTATGTCAGCGCGAGCTTTTTCGTATTCTTGTCGGCTGACTTGTTGACCGTTGACTTCGTAGCGAACGTTTTGATCGCCTGCAGCAATGCCCTCGCGCAGACTGCCCAGCATGCGCTGGACGATGCCCTCTCGATCAGCAAAGGTCTTGAAGCTTTGATTCAAAGGCTGTATTTGCTGCGTAAAGCTGCCAAGTCCTTGTCCCAGTGTCTTTTCCAGGGCCGGAAAAGGATCAGGACGCATTGTTACCGGTAATACCTTGCCTATGGGCAGCACAGCCTCGGGACCGGCTTCGCCCACGATGCTGGGTCGGTTAGCGATGCCACCGTTGGCCATCTTGGGCATGTCACGGAACTGTTGGTCTATCTTGCGCAACTCGG